CATCACGTTTTGGAACAGGACCAGTAGAAGAAGCATATTGGGTAGCTGCTCACGTAAAACTGAAACCAGATATCAGATCTCTTGATGCATTTGTTCCAACTGCTCAATACGGATCACAAGAAGCAATCCTACAAGCAGAATTTGGCTCAACAGATGAAGCTAGATGGGTAACCTCTACGCTTGTAAACGTAACTACAGATGCCGCGCCAGTATACAGCAATACTTTTGTTGGAGCGAATGCATATGGATATGTAGGTCTAGATGAAGTGTCTACAGAAATGATCATGAAACCATTAGGGTTCAATGATTATCTAAATAGATTCCAATCTATGGGCTTCACAGCTTGGTTTAACGCAGCGATCTTAGATGATTCGCATATCGTTACCCTTTTATCAACTAAAGCAGCAGCGTAAGGAGAAAATATGTCAGATTTATTTTTAGGGCAGACTTGCACAGAAGCTTTTAGATTGGTTTCAGGTGGAGCAGCCTACACATTAACATTAGGATTTGAAGCAGACATGGTTATATTTGATAATATAACTCAATGGACAAACTCTGCTGCAGGTCTACCAAGATCATTTTGGTTTAAAGATGAAACAGATGCGGCAGAAGCTTATCAACAACAAGTAATTGATAGTGCAGCTGCACAGTCTTTCAACTTTTTAAATCCAACAACAAATGGTTTCACAGTAGCTAATACAGACGGCGGAGTTCCTGCATTTAGAGCACTTATCTCAGGTGTATCTAAAGCAGATCCATGTGTAGTCACTACAACAGCAGCTCATGGCTTTCAAACAAACCAAATCGTTCGTATTACGGACCTTGGTAGTGATATGCCTACAGCTCGTGGTATGGATCAATTAGACGGAAATAGATATAGAATCGTAGTTATCAATTCAACTTCTTTCTCTTTGAAAGATCCTATATCTGATGAAGCAATTGATTCAACAAGTTTTACAACTTGGGTAGCTGGTGGTCGTATAGATGTAGAAACTAGAGTTCTTACTTTGAATAACCCTCAAGTAAGTCCTTACAGTTCTTCTAGTCCATATCAACCTAATCCATTTGAATACGATCCAATAACTTACAAGTTAACGGCTGGTACTGAAATTATGGGAGCGGACGGAGATAGATTCTTCATCCACTGCTATAAATTCGGTCAAGTTACTAATTTGGGCGATATTGGTTAATTAAACTAGACCCTCGAAAGGGGGTCTTTATTTGAGGGAATATGAGCGGACAAACAGCAGTTAGATCTTTGATATCTAATATGACAAATGCAAAGCCTTGCGTGATTACAACAACGGCAGCACACGGTCTTGCTACCAATCAATTTGTTCGAATAACAGACATAAACGGGGCAATGCCAGTTCCAAGAGGAATGGACCCGATCAACGATAACAAATTCAGAGTGAAGGTTATCGATGATACAAGTTTTTACATACAAGATCCAATAACCTTTGAGGATATTGACTCTACTGATTACACGCCATATGTAACGGGGGGTAACTGCAATTTAGTAGAAAGTGAATTTATATACAACGGAGATTAAATCATGAGCAAAACAAAAATTAAAGCAGAACAAACAAGTCTGCTAGAAGAAATAAAACAACCAGAACCAGTAATCCCAGGAGAGATCCCTATAGAGGAGATGCCTTTAAACTGTCTTGCGGACTATTTGAAGTACAATAAAAGAGCTAGAGCACTTAATAAAAGCTTAGGCATTAGAAGACATAGAATTAAACAATGCCCTGTAGAAATGCATCCTAAGCAACGTGTAATGTTCAATAGAAAGGATCAGCCAGCTAATCCACTTCCAGTATTTGTCTCTAATGAAATGATTGAGTTTGAGCAAACTTTGATCCCTGGTCAAGTATACGACTTGCCTTTATGCATCATCGACTATCTAGCCCAGAAGGGGACACCTTTATGGGATTGGTTTGATAATCCAGATGGTTCAAGAGAGACACGTAAAACAGGGATAGACCCAAGATTTGCACTTAGAACAATTTACCAAGGGTAGTTAAATGGCTCAAATGGTTTCAGACGTCCTTAGGATCATGAGGTTAGCAATCGGTCGAAGGAATGCTAATGATCCAGACTCTAGCGACAATGTTTTACTTCAGTATATAAATGATTTCACCAATCTAACGATGTCTGATGACGTTAAACTGTTTGAGCAATTTGGTACACTTGAGTTTACTATTGATGAGACAAATACAACAGGCGTTTACACCTTTAACGACGTAGGTGCAACTAGTCAATTTACTAACATATCTCAAGAGGCGTTCATTACACTCACTGATCCCCCCGAAGGATCTATCTCTTGGAATAGGTTAGAAATATATCAAGATCCTGGAGTTTTCTATGACGATTGGGGAGTTAATAATTCTGATATTTTAATACCAGGCTACCCCACTCAAATGCTCTATTATGGGACACAGATGGTCTTTAGAACCATCCCAAATACTGAGTATACCGTGATTATCTATGGATACAAGGTTGTGCCTACTTTTTCCTCAGAGGGAGACCCAGATCTTCCTTTCGACTATTGGTTAAGATATTTAGCCTATGGCGCTGCTGCTAACTATGCAAGAGACTATCGGTTTGATGATGCATTCCAAGCAAAGATAGATAAGTCTTATGCAAGAGAGAGAAAACTTTTATTAACTAGAACTCACAATCAGATAAAACATCAAAGAGCTTTCCCAAGGTTCTAAAGAGGAGAAAATAATGAAAAAACAGGGATACAACAGTAAATTAGACGAAAGCCTTGCAAGTAGAAAAGGTGCTAAATCAACTAAAAAACAATCAATGAAGGATAGAAGAGATGAAAGTAAAGGGATGGCTAAAAAGATGTCTGGTAGAGCTTATTCTGCAGTTAAAACTATGGATAAAGGCTCTAAAAAGGCGAAGAAAAAATAAAGCAATCTTGCTTATTAAAAAAGGATTTAAAAAGAAATGAAGAAGATAAAAAACACAAGCCCTAACAAAGCAAGTAATAAAAAGTCTGGCAGAGCAACCCCAGGTATGGATTTTACTACCATCTTAACATCTTACAAGTCAAAGCCCGGTAAACCAAAAAGTAAGAAAGTAAAAACAAGTAGTAAGTACTAGGAGAGATTAATGGCATGGCATTCTACCGCTCCAGATGGGGCACAGTCTGTAAAATCAAATAGAACTATACTACAGGATAATACCACCTATATTGAGAATACAGTAGGAACAGACCATTTCTGGGATGTTGGAGCTAATTTAGATGGTCATCATCAATTTGTACAAACTCAAAACACAAATACAGATGATTCCTCCCTTCAGACAAATCCACAATTAGCAACTGAAATGAACTTGGTTTATTATTCAAGACAAAAGACCGCATCAGAGTCAGTTACACAACAAGATTCGCAGCCCTATGTAAAAAATATAGCTGGTACAGGTCCTTATTATAATGAAGGAGTAATGCAGTTATTAGGAATTAGGGCTTGCGCTTTGTTTAATGTAGCTACTAATAATGCAATAACAGTTCTTTATCAGCACAATATCACCTCTATAACAAGATCTAATGAAGGTATTTTTCTAGCTACATATGCTGATGATCTTCCATCCCCAGATTATTTAGTATTAGGTGGGGCAATTGGAGCATCAAATCAAGAAACAGAATTTGCTCTGCCAGCAGCTACGACAACAGATCCAACAATAAAAAAAGCAGAAGGAACATTAAATTTTAATACCTATGAACAAGGTACTACCACGGCATTAGATCCTTTGCAGTGTTGGTTTGTCTGTTTTGGAGGTTAAATGGATGTAATAGAAATTTCAGGATTTAAATCAGGTATTGATAGATCTGGTGTAAATTTCTTAGATCCAAGCGATGCTTTTGAAAGCATTGAAAATGGCTATGTATATAGGCAAGAAATTCTGTCACGAAAAGGATATACGCAATTTGGAACTGCATTAACAGGCGTATCAGACAATGACAGAACGAGAGTAATGGGGATATTTGAAAACTACCTTCCCGATGGAACCAGAGAACTTCTTGTATGCACTAAGAAATACTTATATAAGTATAATACGGGGACAGATGCTTTTGATTTAATACCTTTTAAGGCTGACATTTTAATCGCTGATGCAAATTTTAATTTTGGCATTACTGGAAACGCACAATATGTATCTGGTACTACCTATCTTAATCCAGATGGAACGCAAAGGTTTGTCTTTACTGGTTCTGGAATGGTAGAAGCTCCAGCAAGGGGGGAGGCTAATTTTTCAGCTGTATTTTATTATGATGGTAATGAAGTGGGGGACTTCTTCAATCCTTTAGATAATATGACTCCTGCTGTTGAACCTGCACAAGGAAGGGTGATAAGGGCAGTAAAAGTAAACACTTTCTCTGGGAGATTAAATCTAGTTATCCCTACTATTCAAGGGTCAAGTACACGCATATATCAACAAGCAGTTCTATTTTCTGCATTGCCCGATGAGGGAGGAAGTGGAGATAATTTCAACACTCCAGGAGCTGGTTTAATCGTTGCCAATACTTTTCAGACCATGCTAGGTGCAGTAATCCTAGGAGATCAAATGATCCTTCAGTTCCAAAGATCAAGTTGGTCTTTAGAAACAACAGGGGATGCCTTTAACCCTTACATTACGAGACAAATTCCTTCAGTATTAGGAACAGATGCGGGTTTTTCAGCTGTAGAGTGGGATTATGAAGTAAAATCATTAGGTAAAACAGGATGTATCACAACTGATGGTCGTCAGTCTCTTAGGTTTGATAATCTAATTCCATATTTTACCAGATCGAATATATCTCAAGAAAACTTTAATCTAGTTTATGGAGGGTTTTATAGAGAACAAGGACAGTTCTTATTCTCTTATCCTTCAAGTAACGATATTGATTATCAAGATAAGGTGCTTGTTTACAACTATGAAGAGCATACTTGGAGCGTTTTTGATGCTAGATTTAGCGTATTTGGGGAGACAATTGTTGGACAGAGTTTAACTTGGGATGATATAGATGAAAACATAAAACCATCATGGGCTACTTGGGATACTACAGAAGAAATATGGGATGAGATAGGAATAGGAGCACAAACACAAAAGACTTTAGCTGGAGGGAATAATGGGGATATATATCATCTTTCACAAGATTATGATGGCTATTTTCTTGATATCACTAATATAACGAATGCCTCTAGTGCAGTAATATCTATAGATGCCAACCCTTTTGCTATTGGTGATTTAGTATACATTGATCAAGTATCAGGAATGACAGAGATCAACGGGCAAACAGCAAACGTAACAGCGATAACCTCATCTTCAATTACTGTAAATATTAACTCTTCTTCCTATGGAACATATACCATGGGTGGAATAGTAGAACAGTATATTAAATTCAGAGCACAAACAACGGTATTTAATCCATATAGAGCGCAAGGAAGAAAGTGTAATTTATCACACATAGAGTTTTTGTTGAGCACAGAGACAGAGCATATGTTTGTAGATATATATGAAGATGAAGAAGAGTCACCTTTTAAAACAGTAGAACTAGAGCCAGTACAGGGATCAACAAAAGACAGACAATGGATAACAGTGATAGTAAATGATGAAGCAAATTTTTTCACATTTGTGTTTAGAGAAGATATAATTTCAGAACAAATAAAAATAGCTGATATGAGAATTCATTGTGCTCAAGGGGCATTAACCGCAGGGTAGATATGACAAAGATAAAAGAATATTACAACGTTGGTGATAAGAGCAAAATAGACATGGAGCAGCTTCTAAGAATTTTAGAAGATATGTATAAAATCCTAGCGATAGCAATTAATAAAAAACCTGATATATATCAAAGAGATAGTGATGGATTAACTACAGACACAAATCTATCTAACGGAGATATAAACATTAATACAAGCACATTAAAAGTAGAAATATTAACAAAACATGATTCAACAACATTAGTAACATGGACTACATTAAGTTAAGGAGAATAACATGGCTATATTAGCAGCACCAGCAGCAGCAGCATCAGCGTTGCCCACAGCGGCATCATTGGCACAATATCTACCAGCTATAATCTCTGCAATTAGCAGTGGGGTAGGAGGAGCGCTAAGTGGTGATCAAGAAACGCCAATGCAAGGAAAGCAAAGAGAAGTAATCGACCAGATATTATCCTCTTTAAATGGAGATGGTCCATTTTCTCATCTATTTAATGCGGATGAAGACACCTTTCAGAGATCTTATGTACAACCATCAATGCAAAGGTTTAACACGCAAATAGCACCTCAGATTAAAGAGAAGTTTTTTTCATCAGGTCAACAAGGTGGAACTGGAATGCAAGATGCTCTAACAAGGGCTGGTGTAGATCTTAATAGCATGCTAGATCAACAATATGCTCAGTTCCAGCAAAGAGGACAACAAAACCAATGGGATGCAATATCTAAGATATTATCGCAACCGAGTGGGGGAATGGGACCGCAAAGTGGTGGTGATAAATTTATGCAAGGTTTAGGAGGCTATCTAACAGGAGAAAGCTTCCCGAAAACCATCGAACAGCTCTTAAATCCTAAAACAAGTTCACAAGAATCAGATACAAGAACGGGGTATACAAAGCCATGAGCACACCAACTCCTTTTGAAATAGGCAGGCAAATAAGTAATAATTTTGCTCCAGCCATAGAACAACAAAAAGATGCGTTTTCAATAGAAGATATATTTGGAAAACTTGGGCCAGATGCTACAGAAGATCAATACAATGGCTCTATGACAGAGATACTGAAAAGAGTCTCACCCAAAAATCAAGCTATGGCAGCTCAGATTTTACAGCAGAAAAAATCAGAATTTCAAGATAAACAAAGAGAAGCAACTTATGAAAGAATGGGATTAGACAAGGGAATAGCTAAATTACCACCCAATGTACAAGCTCAGATTGTTAAAAATAATGCTTCACAAGATGGAAATAAAATTGATAAAAAAAGCCAAGATTGGGCGTATAAGCAATTAGATAAAAAACCAGCGCTACAAGCCTTGAATAATTCACTTTCAGAGTTAAAAAGATTAAACGCGCATGATGTAACAGGCCCTATAGC